AGGGTTGGATGCTGTGGGGAATTGCATTACTGCTATTCTGTTCTTCTTCTTCTTCTTGGGGTTCTGGGCTGCCATCCTGGCCAGTGCAGGGTATTTGGTGGCGTTGGGAGACGCCTGTGTTGATTTCTTCGATTTGGTCATTGTAACGGATCCCACCCGACCAAAGGTGGGACTGTACATCGCTGTGTAACCACGTAGTCACCTAGTACGTCGTTATTCCTTTATCTCCTAAGGTTTCTCTTCCGCAGATTCAATGCCGCCAGGCCTCGCAGCCAGCCCCTCACGGGACTCGGTACCGTTGCCGGTTAGTGGGTCACCCCACCATTGAATCGCAAGAGATTCCCATCAAAATACGTGTTTCCCAACGTTGGATGATCAGTCCTAACGAATGCGTACGCACGTCCTCAGAGGTCAACAGACTTGAATATTGATGACAGAGAACCAGAATAACGGATCGGCTGAATACATGGAAACGCCGTGCAGTCTCTCGGCATTTTGTTTAGCACGTAAGTGTTTACAGATCCAGAGCTCACAGTTTTCATGAGTTCTTTCCCAAACGTTTTGGGTTATTACACACAGCAACCCGTTAGGCTTTCGCCCACGTTCAGACCGGATTCGGATCGAATCCGCGGGACAAGTTGAAGGCATTCCGGGCCAATCGAAGTTCTCAAAGGTATTCCAGAGGAGGACAAGCAGGCAAACCGTGGGAGGCAACATGCACAGACCAATAACGTGCAAGATCTCCGACGGACATCGGCTTCTGACGAAGGTTAGGCTTGAGTTTCGCAATCGCGACGGCATCTGACACCTGGGTTTTACCCATTTGCGATGCTCGAACAGCGTATGCTATTCTCGCCAACCACTCGTCATCCAGGTCAAACGACTGTCCGCTCCGCAGCACGGTAGGTCCAATTGGGTACATTTCCCATTTGGCGACCGCGCCAGCGTATTGAGCGACAGGAATCGTGAAACCTTTCCGCCGATACAAAGCCAGCTTGGGGTCAGCAACGAATGCAGCCGCAAACCGTCTTTGGTTACGTGTAAACGTGACCGTGGACGGTGCGATGTCAAGGCTTAAACCGAAACCGCCAAGATGCACAGGCAGGTACCAGTTAGGGTGATATAACGCCCCAAACCAGTCCTGTTTAAACCGTGCAAAAACGGCAGGTATCGAACAAGCCGTCCAGGGGCACAACTCAACCATCTTCGACAGATCTCTTCCGAGGTCTGTCGGTTTCGCTTCCGAATCTCCCCCTTTCAGGGAGAGACCGGTAACGAACTTCAGGTTGAGATAACCCTTCCGGACCATGACACCATTGCGGCGCATGAACGTCTGAGAGTTGATCATGCATGTGTCACGGGACAAATAGTTCTTACCATCGGAA